TTTGTTCTTTGAAGGCAAGATGCCAGTGGGCAGAAGAATTCGTGTTCTGTTTCTGAATTCAAATGTTGAAGGCGATCTAAAAGACCCTACGAAGCAAATTGATCGTAGAAAGTCCGGCGATTATCTCGTGTTGGCAATTAATCATAGATTAGTTCAAGAAAAGCACACCGCTATCTTACGCATGAGCAAGTTAGGTGAACTGCCAAAGGACTTTAGACTATGAATGTTTTAAGACCAATTCAAAAAGAATTTTATGGTGATGATTATCGTTGGTTCTTTGGTACAGTAGTTAATTCGCATCCGCCAGCAGGGCTTGAGGGGCGCGTAAAAGTTCGCATCTATGGTGTACACAATCCCGTCACAAATGAAATACCCGAGAAAGACTTGCCATGGGCTCAAGTGCTACTACCTACAACTGAAGGAGGCGCGTCAGGCATTGGTCGTATTCCTCAGTTGATGGCTGGTGCGTTTGTGTTCGGTGTGTTTCTTGATGGTGTATCTTCACAAACTCCTCTGATATTAGGCTCTTTGCCTCGTATCGAATTTCCCACTGCCATTCAAACTGGTCGTAATGTTTCGTTTCAAGATAAGTTTGAGTATGATCAAGAGCGTTTGCAAAATGTAGTGGCGCTTAAATTTAAAGACGATAAAGAAGCAAGCGCTAGCGTAGGTCTTCGCCGTCAGCAAGCGATGAAATTCTTTATTGACAATGGGTATGAGTTGATTCAAGCCGCTGCATTGACTGGTGCGATTGAAGGTGTGTCTGGCTTTCAGACATACGACACTGAAGGCTCTGTAGATACCGTCGGCATTGTCAAGTGGAAAAACACCACTGCAGTCGGTAGTAGATTCGCCGAACTGCTACAATTTGCTGCACAGTATTCACCAAACTCTGACTGGAGACTGTATTCGATCCAGTTGCAGTTTGTTGTTTTCGAATTACGCAATCGATTCAATCTGGTAAATAGCAAACTGATTGCTAGCACCGATATAAAAAGCGCAAGTGCAATCGTGAATCGTGAATATGTGAAGGGAACTAACCAGACAGACAATCTTGCTCTCAGAGCATACGAAGAGGTTCTTTCATAATGGCAAAGACTGAATCACAGAAATTACAAGACACAGTAAAAGATGCGGCGACTTCTGTTGACACAAGCCAAATAGAATCTACTGCTACACAAGCACAAGACGCGCTAAAGAATTCTGTTGAGACAACCGTAGGTTCTGTCGCAGGGCAGGTAGAAGGCGGTGTTCAAAGTTTAACACAGAAGTTTGACAAGTATCAAGAAAAACTGAGCAATCTCACCACAGAAGGTTTGATTGACGAAGGCGTTGAAAGCCTTGAAAACATGGCTACTGATTTTGTACAGCAGCAGGTCTCAGGGCTTTTGTCCAAGTTTGGTTCTGCGGTCAATGTTACATTTAGCGAACCAGACTCAAACGGGATTGTTTATCCTATTGCAGCATCTCTTGACGAAGAAGGCGGCGTAAGTGGAACTGTCGCTGCAGTGCTAAAATTGATCACAGGGCTTGGTGTCGATACTGGTAATCTACAGAAGGCAATCGTCGAAGGTAGCCCGCAAGGGATCATCGATGCAGGCAAAAATGTTTTGTCTGGTAAAATGGGTGCATTTGATGGTGCAACTGCAATCAAGTCTCTCACAGAAACTGCGGTCACAAGCGTTACGGATGAACTTGAAACTACTGTATCACAAGCGCTTGCGTCGAGTCGAAATGTAAACACAATCGTCAATAGTATTTCTGCGGTCAATGTTGATGGTGCTGGTAACCTTTTACTAACCAGAACACCTGTCACCTCTTCTCGCATTACTGATGGAAACACAGACAGCGCAGAGTTTAATACAGCGATTGCAAAGAACAAGACGAATCCTTTGAGCGATCTAAACACTGTTATTACAGACGCAAAGAATATCAAACAGAATCTTAAAAAAGCAGAATCTGATTTAGAAAATCTAACTGGTGGCAAGAACGGTGCTGCAGTTCTTAATTCTGTTACAGGCGCTGCAAGTGCGCGCACAGCATATACTCAGAAAGGTGATGAATATCGTTCGCTGATTAAGAATCGTGTAGCAAAGGGTTCACAGACTGGTATCATTCAGGGTATTAGCACAGAAGTTCTGACAGATGTTAAGAAACAGATTCGCGACTTTGCGCCTAGACTGACGGGTGAACAAGTCAATCAAGTTATCAATCTTGCTCAAGGCGATGCTGCTGATATTTCTACTGCAGTTCGTCTGCTGTTTGATGCAACAGGCAAACCCTTTGACACCATTCGCCAGTTTGTCAAATCGATTGATACGACGATTGATAACGCAACGCGAGTATCGCCCGAAGAAGCAATCTTCTCTGACCCTTATGTTATAGGTTCTTTTGAAAACGAATGGCAACAAGGGGAAGGCAATCCTGTGTTTCCTTATATTTCGTCTATCGAAGAACTGCAAGCAGAACTTCGCAATGTGGATCGCGAAGTCACAGAGGTGGTCGTACACTGGACAGAAACACACACAGACAAGAACATTGGTTCAGAAGAAATCAATAAATATCACCTAGACTTAGGGTTGAATGGCATTGGTTATCACTATGTCATTCGTCGCGATGGTTCTTTACAGCGCGGGCGCCCAATCAATATTGCAGGGCAACATGCACCCACCAACAATCACGATACGAGAAGTATTGGTATTGTGTTTGTAGGCGGTATCAATGTTCCGTCAGGTACGCCAAATCCAGGAAACTTTCTGTCGGTGCAGTCACTCACACGAAGCCAGTTGAATACCTTTGATCACTTCTGTCGCTCTTTCTATGCAGTGTTTCCGGGCGGTCAGATTGTTGGTCACAGTGAGATTGACGAAGACGAAGTGGATCCAGGCTTTGAAGTTATCGACTATGTGGCTAGCGTCTTTGGCAAAACCTCTAAGTTTACAGACATACTGAACCAATCACCGTTGACGGTTGAAGAGATACTACAAAAATGACAAATAAATTAGACGATCTAAAAGGTAGAGTCGATAATTTTGGCGAAGGGCAAGAAGAGACCGTTGGTGTACCTAACGAAGGTTTTGCTGACGCGTCTGGCGAGTATCCGAATCGTGATTACTTTTTTGGCACTAGCATCAACAAGGCTGCGCGGGGCGAGAAAGTAAACAAACTCGATCTAGGTGGCGGTGACTATGGCATACCTCTAGATGTTCCTGATCAGAAGCCTTCGAAGTATCCTTATAATCAGGTCTCTGAATCACCTTCGGGTCATGTGATTGAGATTGATGACACGCCTGGCGCTGAGCGTGTATTAATCAAGCATCGAACAGGTGCGGGCGTAGAAATGCGCGCTGACGGTTCTGTGGTAATTGCATCGAAGAATCAGCGCATCGAAGTAACTGGCGGTGATCAAACTACTATTGTTGAAGGAGAAGGTAATCTTGTTTACAAAGGAAATCTTAACCTTACCGTTACTGGCGATTTCAATTTGGATGTCGGTGGTAATTATAATGTTAGTGTTGCCGGAGATAAACTTGAGGAAATCAAGGGACGACACACAAAAATAGTTGACCGAGATCAGAACTATACGATTCGTGGTGCGCGAGGCGAGCAAGTTGTGGGGATGGCGACCTCTACAGTGCTTGGCGACCAGAATCTAATTACAGCGGGCAATCTAAATCAGTTCACTCAAGGCAACACAGAAATTCTTGCAGGCGGTAATCTTATCACCACTGCAGTAAATGAATGGGTTGCGGCTGCGTCTACTGCAAATGTCACAGCGCGTCATGTGAGTATGATTGGTCATAAGGGTACGATTGGCGGACCTTTGATCGATCACTACGGAAAATCATATGGAGGTTTTCCTGCGGGCATTACAAATCTTGCGACTTTCTATGGATCGCTTGTGGGTAAAGCAGCAGAAGCAATCCGCTCAGACTATTCTATGTTCGCAGCACAGTCTGGCTTTGCAGTGAGTGCAGGTGCTGCTACTACAGCATTAACTGCAGGAATTCTTGGCTCAACAAAGTCACCGGTTGTCGTTCCTCCGGTGCCTGGTATCATGCCGTTTATTCCCATTCCGCCAACTGCGCCAATTCCTAACCCTGGTATTGTCGAACTACAGTTGTCGTCAAGCAACTACGGAATTCGAAATGTGTCTGTCGATCCAAAACTGAAGACTAAGATTCTCAAGTCTGATGACTATAGTGATCTATTCAACTTCGATCCTACAATTCATGAGATTCGTTCGAAGTTGCGCGATCCTCAGCACTTTGCCAACGGTGGCTTTACAAGTTATCTTGTGTCCGAAGGTAAGTTGAACAAAGACTTTAAGAAGAACATGCCTAAGAATATTGGGCGCTCTGCATCGAAGACTGGCACAATTCGTTTTGGTGTAAATCTACTTGGTAATAATCCTGCTGACAATCGCAGCAAACGCTTCAAGGTGAACAAATGAGAATTCTAGTTGATCCAGAATACAATCCTGAGTTTCAATCTGCGATTACTTCTGCTACGAAACTCGGTCCTGGTATTACATGCGCTAAGTTTCTTGGTGCAAGAGGGTCGCGTACACAGTTCGAAAAACTGTATGCAGCAAACTTCTTTGGTGCACCTGATTTAAAACAGATTGCAAGAAATCTGGTCGTGCATGCAAATGCTATGAAAACAGTCATTGGCAATCCTACATTTTCTCAGCATCGCCTGGTTGTGTCAGAAGGTATCTACGAGCCTAACCCTAAGTTTGAAGTGCAAGAAGTTCCTGCAGGTTCTAAAGAAGCAGCAAAAAGATTAGCGAAAGCAAACCCGGGTGGTTCCTATGGAAACAGTTCGGATGGATGGGTCGCACGAATCCCTTTGTACATAGGTGAAAGACCATCAAGCGGCGGTGTAAATGATTTAAGAAGAACAGGACGCGCTATCGTCTATCAGTTGATTGATAAGAATGGCAAGACTGATCCGCGCAAAACATTTGATCTTGCGGTGTTCTGGAAAGACTATATCGATTATGATCGATTGACTCTGGACTACGATACCTTTGATCCAAGCGGTGAATTGACTTGCCAAATCGTTTTGGAAATACCTGAAGTACCTGCTAGTTATGAAGTACAGTTTGCATACAATTTGCAGACCACATACAACGGCGAACTTCAAACTAAAAATGAACTGCTAGAAATCCTTCCTGACGATTGATATAAATAAAAAGAAAAGGTTTTAACACCCTATGTCCAAAATTTTCTCTACAGAAGATGGCAATCTAAACAGCAGTATTCGCGTCGTAAAAGAGCGCGTTTACTCTGATATTGATTTGTCTTTGGATGCGAGAACATCTACTGATGGTGATGTTTTTCGAAAAACTGACGCGGCTTCTGTAAAGCAGGCTGTTAAGAACCTATTGCTTACAAATAGATACGAAAAGCCTTATCGCCCACAGTACGGAGCAAATCTTCATGGGCTTTTGTTCGAACTTATGGACGATGATATTGGCGACGAAATCATTGATAGAGTTACAAGTACAATCGAAAGATACGAGCCTAGAGCAAAGGTTCTGGGAGTTAAAGTTACAGCAACGCCAGATTTTAATGCAGTTACTGTAACAATTGAATTTAGAATTATTAGCACAAATGTTGTCGAGACGCTGAAGGTATCGTTAAACCCAACATTTGAATCTGCAGCAGCCGAAGACATTCCTACACTTCCTTTGGCTACGACAGATGTTATTGTATATCAGGATATCATTCGCACAGAAACAAAGCCTGAAGGTCAGAGACTTGCGACATTTAAAGGCGATTTGATTCGTCGCGACTTGCTGATTCCACCAGACGATGCGCTGCTAACAGATCCAGACGAAGATATGATTCAGTCTTTGTTCAATGGGCTTTTCGAAGGCGTATTACTTGTTGATGTAAATGAGCCAGAAGGTCTTCTCACAGAGCCTGATGAGGATCAACTATTCTTGCAGTCTGGCACTGACTTCCTTGCAGCATAATTATCGGAGTAAAAAATGGCAACAACCATTAAATCGACAGAGTTAGATTTTAATACGATTAAAAATAATCTAAAACTGTTTCTTGCACAGAAGCCAGAGTTCGCTGATTATAACTTTGAAGCATCTGGTCTTTCTAACCTGTTGGATGTGCTTGCATATAATACTCACTATAATGCGCTGCTTGCCAACTTTGCACTGAATGAATCTTTTCTTAGCACTGCACAGTTAAGATCCTCGCTTGTGGGTCTCGCAGGGAGCTTGGGTTACACTGTAGGCTCTAGAAAAGCAGCATTTGCTGTGGTCAATCTAAGCGTTACAAACAGCGATAATCCTTCTAGCATGACAATGCCTGCAGGCACCAAGTTTACTACGATTATCAACAACAAGTCATATACTTTTCAGACAAGAGACACACTGACCGCAGTAAATGATGGCGCAAATGTATACAACTTTACTCTGAATGGCAACCGAAACATTCCTATCTACGAAGGCGTTTCGAAAACAAAAACATTCATTGCAGGTCCTGCAAGCGAAGACGATACTTATGTTATTCCGGTTACGAACCTTGACCTTGATACGGTGATTGTCAAAGTCTATTCTAGCGTAACATCTAATGATTATAATCTTTATACGAACATCATTAATGCAACAAGTATTAACGAAGACTCTAGAATTTATGTTATGAAAGAATCGCCAAATGGTTATTATGAACTGACATTTGGTAACGGTGTCCGTCTTGGTCAAAGTCCAAAGGCAGGTGATAAGATCGAAGTATCGTACACTACTGTGGCGGGTCCTGAAGCAAACGGTGCGCGCAGTTTCACACCAACAGGAACGCTCGACGGAAAGACGATTGTAAGTACTACAGTATCTGTATCAACAAACGGCTCGTACAAAGAAGAAATCGAATCGATTCGTAAAAACGCACCGTTTCAGTGGGCTGCACAGAATCGAATGGTTACAGCGCAAGACTATGCTGCACTTACTCTGCGCAACTTCTCAAATGTAATCAGCGATATTCAGACATGGGGTGGCGAGGAAAACACCACACCAAAATATGGCACTGTATTCATGTCGATTGTGTTTGACACGGATGATCCTGTTGTCATCGAAAATACAAAAAGTTCGATTACTTCTCTTGGCAAAGATTTGTCTGTTGCGTCTTTTGATATTGAATTTGTCGATCCTGTTGAAACCTTTATTGAAGTTTCGACAGTCTTTCAGTTTAACCCAACTCTAACTTCATTGTCAAGAACTGCAGTAGAAGACGCAGTAAAAGCAACCATGCAAAATTACTTTGACACAAGCGTTGGTGGATTTAATCAGTCTTTCCGTAGATCGAATCTTCTTACAGACATTGACGCAACTGATGACGCGATTCTGTCAAGCCGTGCAGATATTAAGATGCAAAATCGATTTGTTCCGGACGCACTTGCGCCAGTTCAGACAATTTATTTTCCTGCTGCAATCTCAGCACCAGATGATGTGAACTATACTATTCAGTCAGAAGCATTCTACTATAACAGTAAAGTATGTGTGCTAAAAAACAAACTGGAGTCAAATATTCTTCAAGTCATCGAAGTAGCAACAGGTCTACCGATTGTGGACAATGTCGGTACATTTACACAGACAACAGGCGTGGTAAATCTAGTGAACTTTGCAGCAACCTTGATTACTGGTGAGTATTTCAAGATTACTGCAATTCCTGCAAACCCGTCGGTGATCAATCCTTTGAGAAACAATATTCTTACTTATGATGCACAGGCATCGAAAGCAAGAGCGGTTCTTACAGACACGGTATAAATATTTTAACTTTAGAAAGAGAATTGAACTATGACCTCATCTGTCACCAATAGCCTAAGATCGTATCTGTTGAATCTTTTTAAGAAAGATATCGACAGCGATGGTGTCGGCTACTACATTGGCATTTCTAGATCAGAGCCATATACGGCCGATGATGGCATTAATACGACCACTGTAGGATCTTTGGATAATCAGTTAAACTTTCGACACAATCTCCATGCAGTTAAAATTTTGAGCAACGCTTCGTTTGTTGTGCCTACGGTCGTTTGGACCTCAGGTGATATCTACGAAGCATATGACAATAAGAAACCTTTTCAGACTAATTTCTATGTAGAAAATTCTCTTCGCGAAGTGTTTCTTTGTGTGCAACAAGGTAGAAGATCAAACGGCAGCGCTGAGCCTGCCTTTGACGAGCCTCGCGCAATCACTGCAAACGAAGACGCAAAGACATTTAAAACGCTAGACGGCTATCATTGGAAGTATATGTTCAAGCACAGCAATCTAGCATACGGTACTTTTCGCACAACTTCTTATATGCCTGTCAAGCGTATCACAAATCTTGACACTACGATTCCCGAAGAAATTGAACAGATTCGTTTGCAAGACAGCGCGGTCGGTGGTGAAATTCTAAACATTGCAATTGATAGTGGTGGGACGAACTATAGCAGCCCCACAATTACAATTACTGGTAACGGTTTTGGTGCAAAATTTACTGCAGATGTTGTAGACGAAAGAATCGTAAATGTTCGCTGCGACTCAACCGGTGTTGGTGGATTTTCACACGGCGTTGGTTATGACTATGCAAAAGTAAGCGTGACCGATCCTAGTGGGGGCGTCGGTGCTAAACTTCGCGCAGTTATTTCGCCAAAACTTGGTGCTACATATGATCCAGTAGAGACACTAAAGTCTCGCCAACTGATGATACAGACAGACTTTATTGGTACAGAAAACTCTGCGATCATTGCAAATGATACAGAATTTTATTCTGTTGGCATTATCAAAGGGCTGCAGAAATTTGGAGTTGATTCTGACTTCACTGGTAGTTCTGCAATTGCACTGAAGAAACTTCGCATTACTTCTGTGCTTGGTGATTGGTTCGATGATGCTACCTTTAGCAATGCACTACAGACAGTAACAGCGAAGATTTTCCATCTTGATGGATTTGATCTATATTATTATCAAGACGATGAAACTGGCTTTGGTAGTTTCACAATTGGAGAAGATATTATAAACGAAGACGGCGGTACTGCTGATGTTTTGGCAATAACAAATCCTACGGTTGATGCTTATTCAGGTGATATTTTATACATAAATACACTTGACACGGCGATTACTCGCGAAGCGACTCAAACCGAAGACATTCGAATAGTTATTCAGTTAGGATAAAACATGGCGACACAATTTACCTCTAATACATTATCTGGTCTTTACGACGACGACTTTAACGAAGCAGATAATTATCATCACATTCTTTTCAATAATGGAAGAGCGCTGCAGGCAAGAGAACTGACGCAACTCCAGACCATTATTTTTAGAGAACTTGCAAGACTTGGAAAGAATATTTTCAAAGAGGGTGCCGTTCTTTCTGCGGGTGGCTTTGCAGTCAACGCAGACTACGAGTATGTTAAAATTTCTGCAACAAATGCTGGCGGTGCGTTTGCTAGCATTCCTGTCGGTACTGTATTCAAGAATCCTCTGACGGGTGTTGAAGCAAGGGTTCTTGAAGTAAAGCCTCGCGACGGAACTGATTTTATTCTTGATACGCTGTATGTTCAGTATATCAATAGCGGTGCAGACACCATCGGTGCTACGCCGACTCGTTTTGGTGACGAAGAAGTTTTGTTCGATCAGTCGGGCGGTGGTTATCAATTAACAACAGAAACACCTAATGCAACTGGTAAGGGCGTTCGATTTACTGTAGGCGAAGGCGACTTCTTTGTGCTTGGTCACTTTGTACATGCTGCTGAGCAGTCTATTGTTCTTTCTCCTCATTCTCAGATTGCAAACGCGACCGTAGGCTTCAAGGTTGTTCAAGAAGTCATTACCGTTAATGACGATAACGACCTCTTTGATAACGCAAACGGCATCGTAAACACAGCGTCCCCTGGTGCTGACCGCTATCGCATTCGTCTTGAACTCACTACACAAGATAAGATTGCATCTGACGAAACTTTTGTGTTTCTTGCGACCGTCGAAAACTCTAAGATTACAGAAGAAATTGAAGAGTCTGATGCATACAATAAGATTGAAGAATTTGTTGCTCTAAGAACAAAGGAAGAGTCTGGCAATTATGTTGTCAACCCCTTTATTGTAAATCTTCAAGACGCAGTGGCTGGTGATTCTAGCCTTGAACTGATTGTGTCGCCTGGTCTTGCATATATCAATGGCTATAGAGTAGAGAAAACTTCTCCTACTAAGTTGCTTGTTCCTCGCCCACAAGAAACAGAAACAGTCACAAACGATGTGATTCCTGTTGTGTATGGCAATTACTTCCTTGCAGACAGTAACCTTAGTATCACCGCTTTAGACGCATCTTTGTCTAATTTACACGACGATTTTCAAGGTGAAGGGAATATTATTGGAACTTCTAGAATTCGTGCCGTTGAGAAAGATGGTAATCAACAAAGAGTTTATGTTTTTGATGTTAAGATAGATTCTGATAGAAGTCTTCATGATGTTAAAAGTGTTAAAGCACCAGAACCTCTGGTTGTTTTCAACTTGTCACAAGAAGCAGGAAAAACAAAACTGTATGGGACAACCGATAACGACCTGTTGTTCCCAACTTCTCGCCCGCGCCCAGAATCTTTTGCTGACATTACACTGACTAAGCAAGTCTTTGATGGACCTCATACAGCAGACGGCAGCGGTATTATTTCGCTCACTACTTTGCCTGCAGGTCAATCTTACACTGACACAACTCTTTGGATAGTTTCAGCGTTCGACGAACCTGCTGTTGCACACACCGTAAGCACTCCTACGAACAGTGGGCGAGATGTTCAAATTACAGGACTTACATCAGGTGTAATTTATAATGTCTATGCATATGTGCAAAAGACTGCTACGAGAAAGTCTAAGACGCTTACAACTGCGACTGCAACGCTTGCAAAACAAATCGACAGTGCAAACAATGTAACCTATTATGAGTTCTCGGTGCCTGATATTTACGAAGTTGATTCTGCAAAAGCAAATTCTTCTTCGGGTATTAACATGCTGCCTAGTCTGCGTCTTGACGATGGTCAACGCGACAACTTC